CTTGCCATCGGTGCCGATACGAACCCATTTCTGGTCACGCCATTTCTTCAAATCACCCATTACTTACTCTTCTTCTTGCTACCCTTAGCGTAGTTAGGGTCTTTGCAATACTTAGATGCTGCCATATTCGCATAAGCAGACGGATACGTGTCGAAGGTACGTTTGGCCCAAGCCTTCCCCTTCGCACATATCTTTCCGCCTGACTTATAGTAACGTCTCATCGAATCTTCGCTGGACGTACGCCCTTACGAGCAATGCCTGCGCCACGAACTTTACCACCAGCTTTGTAGCCCTTGGTCTTCATAGCGCCACCTTTGGCGTAACCTTTAGACTTTGTCATGCCGCCTTTAGACATGAAGCCCATCTTGTTACGGACTTCTTTCGGCAGCTTTTTGAGTCCCGTATTATCTTCTGGTGCTTTCTTCAGTGGGCCACCGCCAGCTTTATAGCCCTTAGTCTTCATAGCGCCACCTTTGGCATAGCCCTTAGACTTCATCATGCCACCACCCATAGCTTTTTTAACGGGCTTCTTAGCTTTCTTTGCGTCAAACGCCGCTGTAAGTTTTTTAGCTGCTGCTGAGTCGGCTTTAGACGTAGGTCGTCTGTCGTTCTTATCTATGAAGTTAAGATAGTCACGTAACGACAGACCAGTTTTCTTTAGCTGCTCTCGCGTAACATTGGCTTTCTTTTCATCACCAGAACCCACGTTACGCCGTACTCCGGGCTTCTTATCCTTGCCTGTTACATTGGCAAGTCCCGAAGCAGGGGGCTTCTGGTTGTTTGTAGTCCTTGTGGGAGTTCTACTCGGTGCCGCTACACTAGAAGTTGTAGGCGCTTTTTGTGGCCTTGCGGGACGCTTTGCTTTCGGGTCAGCAGCATTAGCCAAGCTGGTAGCAGAAGGGCGCTTAGGCATTGGGCGGTCTTTCTTGACCGTAGCCATGTTAGCTGCGCGTTCCGCGTCCATAGGAGCCTGTTGCTTATTACGTTGCCCACCTACAGCCGTTGTACTAGCTGTACGACCTCTACGCGCTTTAGACTCACTACGCATCTGCGCGGCTCTCGCACGTTTCTTCGCTTCTTCAGCTTTCCTCTGGGTCATTGTCATAGGCTTATCATCGTCTTTCTTCTTACTGCTAAACAAACCGCCTAAAAACATCTTCTTCGGCTTCATGCCCTACTCCTTGTCTGCGTACAAATTATCAAACACTTGATTCACGTCCAGCGTGTAGTCCAGATCAGACTTGCTGTAGTGAACGTGTTGAGAAGGCTTAAAGTCTGGTGCCCCCTCTCCTGTTTCAAACCAAGCGGGATGTGTCACCCGCACCCTATTATTTGGTAGCGCTACGATGTTACCTGTATATGGGCCAGCATCCAGTAACTCCATCACATGACTCTGCTTATGTTGTGCGGGGTCATCAGCAATCTCGTTGTTCGTATAGTCCACTGTGAACATATACTTGGCGGGGTACATCTCCCCATCTATCTTAGCCATCCAAGGACACGGTGTGGCTCTGTCGAGCGTGTATACCGCATGATCCCTAGACGAACAGTCCCAAGGCTGCGCGGCCCATACAGGCATTGGTTCAGGCCATTCCTCAAACGGAGTATCCCCCACCAACGCTGTAATCGGCATACGTGCCCACATAGCACCCCCGTGTACGTTAGGCTCATCGTCCTCGTCGTACGTCTCAGCCCCAGTAAATATCACTTGGAAACTGAGGCATCTGGTCGGCATTGTCGTAACAGCAATAGCCATAGCGTGAATAAACTCGCCGTGGTACTTCTCGTGATTATGGGTGTATTCCTTCCTCACCCAGCACTTGAAGTACGGAATGTTGCTTTGTAGGTATGCCACTTAGCAATTCCACTTCCGTAAGCTCTTGTTTATACGGCTGTTTGGATCATTTGCCGTCTTAGAGCTAGTGTTACGCTTTTTCATACCTTTCATGCGTGCACAGAACGACTTACGTCGTTTAGCGGCCTTAGAACCTTTCTTGAGCTTACTGGGCTTAGTCGTTACAGCGGTCTTCAGCTTACTTCCGGGGTTCTCCCTGTTGTAACTGTCCACGCCTTTTTGATTAAGTCCACCAGACTCACTCTTACCTTCCTTGCGCGTCCAAGCAGCGGTACGTCGCCGTCCTCTGGATGAGGCTGGAGAAGTTGGCCCGCCACTCTTAAAAGACGCACATGAAGATTTCTTGTAGTAACTACGCATGTTAGCTGTAGAACACCGTCACTGCGGTCAGATTGGTAAACGCACTGACGTACACATCGCTCTCAAAACGAATGCCATAGTCTGGAATGTTTACCGAGTGAGTAGCCCCAGTGCTGAAGTCTAAGTCCAGCAAAGTAGAGCCACCGTTACCGTCAGTAATAGTAAGTCTAGGAGACCCTGAACCAGCCGTTAGCACCTGTACCTGACGTACTCGTGCTGGGCCAACCGCTAAGGAGCCTGTGCCTGCAATGCGTTTAGTCTGAATATCAGAACTAGGCATAAACGCCTCCTATTAGCTAAGAGCCGCGCCTACAGCAGTTACCCAAGCAGCGCCAGTGCTGATTACGATGCAGTATTCATTGTTGCCAGAACCGTTGTCAGAAACCATATATACAGTTCCTACGGCGACATCGCCAAATGCAGGTAAGTTTGCGGTAGTTACAACTGGGATTTGGAAGCCACTATCCGAGCGGACGGGGCCAGAAAATGTGGTTTTAGCCATCGTTTTTCTCACATGTGAGTTTAAGCAAATCTGTCTACATGTCGTCAGTCGGGCCTGTCAGATTCGCCGGATTGTTTCCCGATATGGCTGAAAGTATACCCTACTTTTCATCAAGTCAATAAAAAGGGGAGCCGAAGCTCCCCCCTTATCAAGCACCGTAGCTTATGCGCCGGGTGAACCAAAGATCCCGAGGGGATCAGATACACCAAACGAGTAACGCTCACGAGCCTTGTAGCGGCTGTTGCCCGTATCAAAGTCTGCATCCATAGAAGTAGACATTGGGGTACGAACAAAGTGCTTCAGGCCATTAGGCACGTCAGTGGTCAAGAACCAAGCATCTGTATCAGTCAGATAATGGTTAACCGTGTAGCCTTCTGGGATTGAGCCGTTGTTACGGATCGCGTTCAGATCGTTGTCAGCCGTGCCAACTCGACCCTCGGTATCCAACAAGCGAGTTGCAACGAATTGCAGCGCAGGTGGGATAACCAATTTGCGAGGCTTGGCAGCGATCAACAGACCACGCTCATCAGTCCAACCAGCAAGCTGGATAACGGCGGCTTCTAAAGAAGTCTCGTTAAGGTCAGCAGCAACAGCAGGACGGTTTGAGTTAGTTCCGCCAGAAACTAGCGGGTGGTCAGTTGCACACAACACTTTGCCGTCACCGTAGGTTGGGTTACCTGTACCCGTGAACGCGCTGTTCAGGATAGAGGCAGCTTTAACCTGCTTGGTGTAAGCCATAGCGCGAGCAAGAGCTTTCGTATAACGAGATGACAGTGAGTCATACAAGTTATCTTCAATCGCTTCCTCGGTAACACTAAAGCCCATAGCAATGGTTTCGTGCGTGTAACGAGCGGTAAACGCTTCTTGTGCGTTGTCGTAATCAATGGCAGAGCCTTCGTCTTTGACGGGGGCTGCACCAAAACCAGACAACTTAACTTCTTCCTCAAAGGAACGATCAGAGCTTTCAGATTCAAAAATCTCTTTATGCTCTTCGCCGTACTTCGCATATTCCATACCGAAAAGTGCGTTAAGTCCGGGCAATAGCTCCTTGAGGAGTTGGGCGCGTGAAATAGCCATTATTCAGCTCCTTACTTATAGACCAACAGCATTTGTCATGCTGCTATAGCCGGGATTGAATTTAACCAACACGTCTGGGAATGCGTCACCGATAGGTGATACAGCAGCCACGATACGGAAGGCAGCGGTGGTTGTCTTCGTAGTTGCATCCAATGCACTCGTAGAGTTACCCGTCGTGGTAGAACCAGTAGAGGTAGACTGGGCAGCAGCGAAGAACGTGTTAGCACCAATGTCAGACTGGTCAGCAGCGCCATCCAGTTGAGCTTGGAACAATACGTTTGGATCATCTACAACATACGCCTCAACAACACCAGTGGTGCCGCTTGGGTAGTATTGACCGTAGATTTGTTGCCCTTGAGCATTGATGTACGAACAACCAACAAACACGCCCAAAGAACCCGTCAAAGTGGTTCCAGTAGGAAGTGCGTTAGTACCGCCATCGGCACCCGTACCTGTTGACAACGCAATGTACCCGTCAGCACCGATATGGACTACTTGTCCATAAAAGATGTTGGTACCTTCCCCAGCGGGGTCGATGAGGTACGAAGAAGTCGCGCCAGCATACGGTAGTCCGTCAGCGCGTTTTACAGGCTTTAGCCCGTAAGGTGCAGCAGTTGTAGCCATGTTAATGGACTCCTAATTTAAGATTAACCGCCTTTACCGAACGATACGGTGGATTTCCGCTCGTTAAATATAGGCATACGTGGATCATTCTCACGCATCAGGTTGTTATCTACAGAGTTCATTTGAGATTTCGTCTGATTATTGTAGTAATCAGTACGTTCTTGAACTAGCTCTGCTGGAGCTTTACATAACATCAGACCACCAATCACCACGTTATCTGCGAAGCGTTCATTCTCCACAGTCACCATAGTAATTTCAGGATGATCTTCAGCCCGTACAGGCTCCCAACCTTCGCGCAATTTCGAGGAAACATTAGTGGCATCCACTTGACCCTGCGTAGCTACACGAACCCAGTGAAATTCGTAGCCGTCTTGTGGCGTAGGTGAGGGTAATACCTCAGGGCGCTGCCACGATCTGGTACGAGTCTTTGTTTCACGAGTCTCGCTGTCACGCTTGATTCTGTTCTCAGCCATTATCCGTTCCTCATTTCTAATGCAACCTGTCTGGCGTATTCTTCCAACGGTACCCCCAATCGGTTGGCGAGAGCTACCTGTGTTTTGGTTAGCTTCACCTTATTCGGTGCTGTGCTTCGCGTTGCGGGAGCTACCACGTTAGCAGATTGCTTTCGTGACTCCTGCGGTTCTGGCTGCTCTACAACATCATCGAACTCTTCCGGGAATACTTTTCGCATACGAGTATCAATAGTCTCGTAGTATTCATCAGTGCGTGGGTCAACCCCACTCTTAACTAATTTCTGGTGCAACCCCATAGCGTATGCTGTCATCTCGTCATCAACATGGAACCAAGAAGAATTTTCTTCTACCCATGCTTCTGCCTTCGGATCACGCACCCGTTGTGGGGTGGGTTGAGGTTCTTGTACCTCAGTCTCTTCTTCTTGTAAAGAAGGTAATTTGAAATTATCTAGTTTGTCTGCCTTCAGTTTGGCAGTGGTTAAGTGCTCTTGAGCCTCTAACAGCCTATCAGCATCACCACTCTCGTAGGCATCCTTGTACGCTATTTTGGCCCCATTAAGCTCAGAGTCAACTACACGTTTGGCCTGATCTAGTAGCGCCTCGCGTGTTGTGCCTACATCACCCTTTAAGGTCTTATTCTCTTCGACTAGGCGCTGCGCTAGAGATTCTAGCTCTTGCCGTTCTCTGAGGGCTGTTTCTTTGGCTCGACGCTCGTCGTGGTAGCCTTTGCTGAAGTGCTTGATTCGGTTTCGGACTTTCTCGGAGTACCCTTCAAGTTCATCATCAGTAACGTCAGCCGGTGGCTCAGATGGCTTGCGGTTACGATCAGCCTTTGGCGTATCATCCACAACTTCAATGTCCAGCTCATCCGGTTCTGACTTAGCTTCGACTTCAGGTTCAGCAGGAGTATCTGCATACTCGTCCGCAGTCTTGTTGCCAGAGAGATCAATTTCAACTTCACCAGAGTCCTCCACTTCTATAGAGGTATCTTGTTCCTCATCAGGGAAACTGTATTCAACTTTTTGAAACGGCATGTCTATTCCTTACGCTCGTGATACGCCACTGGGGTCAGCTACAACAGCTTCAATAGAGTCGTCGTTCATCAAACGATACTCTAACCCATTAACCTTAAACCGTGTGCCTGAATTGGCACGAAACATCACATAGTCACCTTGTTTACACCAAGGGCCAGTCGTAAACCTCTCGGGGTCGTTATAGGCTTGTTCACCCATATCTACCACAAGGCCGATAATCGACATGATATGTTCCTGATTCTTGATCGTGTCCGTCTTGAGCAGGTTAGTGCCGTCAAAGGTCTCTTCGATCTGCGGAAGCGCGACCAATACCCGATAGCCCACAGGCGTAGGTAGTTGTGCTTCCAATTCTTCCGTAGCTTCAACTGTGTCAACAGCTTCACTCATCGTCGTACTCCAAGTTTCGCGAGAGGTCTTCTACATATCCCAAGCAGGTTTCGAGACCTCGAATCAAACCTGTGGCTTCTTTGTACATGGAAAAGTCTTTAGCTCCCCCACCACCTAGAAATTGTAGTGCAGAGGCTTTGTCAGCCTCGATTCGTTCCTTTAGCACGTCTAAGACGGTTGTAGCCATTATTGGCCTCTATTGTTGTTGGAATCCTTCATTGTCTTGAGTAGATCAAGATCTAGTTTCGTATTGTCCTTCCTGCGATCTGCGGCAAGTTTAGCGCCCGCTTTCTGCGCGTCAATTTGCAGTTCTTGCTGCTTCAGAGCCAGTTCGGCCTGATCCATCTGCGCGTCCTGCATGTTCTCTTGCGCCTGTAGCTGTAGCTTGGCCTGTTCGATCTGGGCGTCTGCCTGATCCTTAGCCGCCTTACGCTGCACTTCTTGCTGCTTGATCTGTAGTTCTGCCTGCTGCATCTGTACAACAGGGTCTTGAGCCTTCTGCTGTGCCTGCTGTTGGGCTTGTTGCTGCTGATTTTGCTGCGTAAGTTGCTGCCCAGCTTGTGCCATGAGACGGGCCAGATTGACCTCCATGTTCTCTGGTAGCTCGGCGTTTGGGTTGGGTAGTGGTGCACCCAACTTCTCTTCCATATCCTTGCGGTACTTGAACCCAAGGTGTTCTGCTATGTGCGCCTGCAATGCAGCAGCAATACGCTGCGCTTGAGGGTTCTGCCCAATAGTCGCGGCAACCATCGGATCTTTTAAGAACGACTGGTGCGCTGCCATATGAGCTTCGTGGTCTTGATAGATAAACGCTTTCATGGGCTTACCGTTCAAGGCGTTCATGTTCTCGCTGACTGGATCAGTCGGGCGAATATCATCTGTAGTTGGTACTAACTTCTCAGCGTTCTTAACGCCCAACACTTCGATCATCTGCCTGTGTAGCTGCGGTAGGTCGTAGATCTGTGGTGCTGACTGGGCCATCTGCAATACCGCTTGGTACTGCACAACACGCTGGGCCATCGTAGAGCTGTTCGGGTCGCTGACTGGGATGACATCAACTGCCATATAGTCTGCCACGCGAGCGGTCACTTCACCTCGGATCGGCTCATATGAGTATTCGTCCGACGCATGTTCCGCCATGATCGCCTTGAGCAGCTTAAATTCCTGCTTCATGGCGTAGTGAACACGGGCCTGTACCGCGGCCATAGGCTTGAGCGTACGTTCTAGCAATGCCAGCGTAGTGCCTACAGGGGCATTAGCCGACATGTCCGAGATGTTCATGTCACTGATAGCGCCCAGACGACGACCTTCGTTTGTGATCTGGTTCAACAGGGCTAACAGAGTCTGGCTCGGCTCCTTATATGGGAGCGGCATAATGTTGTCGCGGATGCTACCTGACGGCACGTCTACATCCTTGAACTCACCCGGCTCAATCGGCGTGTCATCACCCTTAATACGTAACCCACGGGCTTTCAGACCACCCGGCAGGTTAGCCAGCGTGCCAGCGTCCACCAGTTGCCGTATCAGCGACGTTCCAGCCTTAGCGTATCCCCCTATAATGTGGATAAGGCCAAGCCCATAGAACCCAAATCCCGGCACGTACACGTAGTGCACAAAATGCTGTCGCTTGAGTTGCAGCTTGTCATCGGGGTTCCAGTTTCGGCGTATCGCTAGAATCTCGTTCGTACCCCGCTCCAGCGTCACTACGTATGGCTTGGCTAGGTCATCCTCGTCATCAACACCCTCAATAACGAGGTCTGCGTGTACTTCGTATAAAGAGAAGCGGTCATCGTCTGTTAGTGAGTATCCACCTTCTTCAGCCTTACGCTTCTCAATGTCGGTGTGGTACGGCTGTGGCTCACCTAACTCTACGTCTCGGTAGAACCCACCTGCCTGTAGTCGTCTCAGTTCGTTCTTAGTCTTACGCATGATGTGCGTAACACGTTCTGCTGTCTCAATGTGAGAGGCACCGTAAGGCACGACCACGTCTTCAGCAGGGATGTAGATAGCGACCTGTCGGCCCAGATTCGGGTCAAAATAGACCTTCTTGAACGCGCTGCCAGCCAGCCCAAGGCTGTACAATAGGCGCTCGTGCTCGGGTCTGTACTCCACCATACGCTCGGTGAGTTCGTAGTTCATATCCGCCTTTACGCGGTTTGCCGCCTCTTCCTTGTCTTTATCTTCCACACCAATAATTTTGACCCGTACAGGGCCAGCGGATGGAAACGTCTCAGACATTGTTTCGGCTTGGAAGCGAATAGCAGCTTCAGCGAGGACTGTAGAGTACACGCCACACGCGCCTTCCCACGGGTCAGTACGCTCTTCGTACTTGAAGCCCAGCACATCTAGACCCTTAACAAACGTATCGGCCCAGTCTTTGCGGCTGTCGATGTCAGCATCTACCAGACCTACCAGATCATCGGCTAACTCGTTGAGCTGTCCGTCGTCTAAGAAGTCCGCAATGTTGGCGTCAAACGATGTGATGTCTGAGATGTTAGCGTCGGGGATGATTGTGATCTCTACACTACCGTCATCCAGTGTGACCATCTCTGGGTCTACAATTTCAATCTCCAGAGCAGACTCACCTTCCATATCTAGCTCGTCATCAATGCCTTCGGGTGCTGCGTATAAACCTTTCTCAATAGCCATAATGTATCTCTAGTAGAA